GCCAATCATCCAGTTATGAAGTTCAAGGTAATTGGTCATATCTTCATCGACCCGAAAAGTTACTTGCAACTTTTCAAAAGTCATTTGTTCTCCAGAAAATGGAATGTTGACAAAAGGAGTTTGCATCACAGCTTCAGGCAAACTTATTCCAGGTAAGTTCACTGATTGCACGAACCAATTCATATTAGGAGTTTTCTTGATTAAGAATTTGAATCCTAATGGTGAAAGAAAGTTCTTGTTTGAAGGTTGATTATCTACTGCTGACATAAGATCTCCTTTGTCATTATTTATGCAAAAAAATAGGAGAGCGGGGGCTCTCCTATAATTTTAAGTCTTTATTCTTATTCTAAGAAAAGAGGGGACATTGCGTCCCCTCTTTTTGACTATCTCGTCTCAATTACATGATGTTATTGACGAGAATACGACGATAGTATAGGTTTGTATCCTGTACTAGGCGACCACTATTTGAAGGAGTGGCAGCGTTGCCAGCTTCTGCGAATGGGTTGGCTACCATGCCGTAACGTGTCTTGAAGCCAATCTTTGGTTGGAAGCTATTCTGATCAACTGCACGAACCATCTGGAGTGGAACGTATGGGCAATAGAATAGACCGGCATCGAATGGGCTGGAACCCTTATAACCAGTTGTTAGATAGTTACCAGTTGTATATGGGTCGATGTATACACGAATACGACCATTGAGTACACCAGCGAAGGTGTTACCTGTGTCGTCAACGTTTAGGTTGTTGCTGTTTAGAGCAGGAGCGTAATCAAGAACACCGGCCATCTGAAGAGCTGAAGCTACGTCGCTTGAGCAGATGAGGATGTTGCCTTTGCCACGACGTGTGTCTTTGGCAATTTGGTTACATTCACGTTCAACTTGGAACATTAGGCCCTTGAACTTTTCAACTGACCAACGACCGTTGGAGTCTGTATCAAGGTCAAATACGCCCTGTGAAGTTGTACCAGTATTGGCACCGCGTACAGCTGTAATGTTGATCGTGCGGATTACTTCACGATTGATTTCAGCTAGAATTTCGGCGGAAAGAATATTGGATAGTTCTGTTTCAGCATCTAGACCATGAATAGCCTTAAGATCCTGAGCTAGTTCCATTGAGTATTCAGCCTTTAGAGCGCGGCTTAGAGCAGTTACTGTTACTTTCTCAATGCTGAATGCCATTTCAGGAATTGCAGGATGAGAAGTAGTACCTAGAGCTTCAGCATTGGCTAATGGTAGACCAATACCCATGTTGTAAAGGGCATTGCTAACGTTGCTGTTAGCAGAAGGAACTGTACCGACTTGACCATTACCGAAGGCAGCAGTGTTTGGTACTCTTGGTGAAGAGAATGAAGTATTCGCTTCGTTATAGAGTGCTTCTGCACTGGTCTGATCTGTGTAGCGAGCACGCATTGCAAAGATTAGACCTGTTGGGCCAGTCATTGGTTGTACACCGCAGATGTCATAAGCAATGAGGTTAGGCATTGAACGACGAACGAGTGAAATCAAAACTGGATCAAACGTGTCGATATTACCGTCAGATGCAGTTGAGGATGATGCGCCCATTGAGTTAGTTGGAGCAGCTTCGCCAAGAAGCTGCTGATAACCCATCTGGCGACCAGCTTCGCGAAGAGCGTTTTCTGTGTTTTCTAGAATGACTGCCGTAACTGCACGACGATGAGTGTCGGCAATCTTTGGTAGATCAGGATGCTGTAGGACTGGGGCCCACTTTCTTTGTGCTTCTTCAGTTAGAATCATTGGTTTCTCCTTTGTTAGCAATCAATTATCTTGCTATTTTACTATTTATAAAACAAATGTTTTTACTTAACAGTGTTTCTGCTAATGGCTTTCATATAGTGGGCCATAGGACCTCTTGCTACTGGCGCTTCTTCTTCACCTTCGAAAGATTCTTCAAGAAGACCTGAGGTTTTCTTCTCTGCCTTAGCAGTACCGAAGTAATTCTCTTTGATAATCTGAAGCTTTTTCTTATAGTTAGAAAGATCGTCGTACTCTACACCTTCCGTTAGCTTCTTGAATTTCTCAACCTGAGTAGCTACTAGGCCTTCTGAAATTTCGTTGAAAACTTCTTCAGTGTTCATTTCATTGATTGAAGCAACAAGTTCGATATTTTCGTTGACAGCTTCATTCAATTTTTCTTCGAGTTCTTCTACGCGAGCAGATAGCTCTTCTACGACATCGAATCTTTCATTAGGAACGTCGATATAGTGCTCGGCAAATAGATTCTTTAGACCTTCAATAAATTCTTCTGTGATTTCTGACTTAAGCGCAGATTCAACAGCAATTTCATTGGTTTCCATCCACTGTTCTGTAACATAGTTTAGATATTCGTCAAGCTTAGCAGCAAGACCTTCTAGATCCTGAATTGATTGCTCTTCAATCTCTTCAAGCTTTGAGTTTAGAGCAGCTTCATATTCTTCTTCTAGAGCAGCAGTAATTTCGATAACGCGTTCGCTAACGGCAGCTTCGAAGATTGTGCTGGCTTTTTCTTTGAATTCTTCAGAGAGATCTTCTCCGTCGAACATTACGTCGATATGTTCTTTCATACCCGTTCCTTTAGTGGCAACAGAAGCTCTGTTCTTGGCAGAAGCATCGCCTGTTGGCTTTGTGTTGGTTTCTGCATCTGTGTCTTCTACGCCAGGATTGTTAGGATCTACAATCTTAACTGGAGCAAGATCACCCTGAGCTTTGCTATTGCCGGGGGCCTTAGCACGAACGCCGGTTGGTTCTGCGACCCTAGCAGCGCCAGTGGCGCCGCCGCCGACTTCTACAGCTTCGTCTAACTCAACGTCTTTCATCTTTCTAATCGTTTCTGTAAGATTCATCTAGAAACTCCTTCTAAAAATTATGTTTGATATATTTATTAAAACTTATTTTTTAACCAATTCGTTGAGAAAGCTAGCAAATACACTTAGCTTTGCTTCATCGAGATTCTTTGATGAAGTTCTTTTAATCGTTCTCTTCATCTCTTCAAGCTTTTGTGCTTTAAGAAAACCGTTATCCCATACCCAGTCTACACCTTCCATGATGCCACGAACGAATGCATCAGGGGCAGAAGGATCAGCCACGATATCGGCAGCTGTAGCTAGATGAAAGTCATCTTGTACTTCCATAAAGCCTTGCTTATTTTCTTTGATAGAACCCATACCGCGAGTAGATACGCCTAAAGAAGCTCCTTCATCCATAAGATTCTTCACAATATTACCCATAGGAGTATCCATGATCTTAGCACGACCATAGAAATTGTTTCCATCTTGACGAAGTTCTTTGATCATATGAGATACACGATCAAGATTGATTGATGGACCTTGAGGATGACCTAATTCTCCATATGCACGATTCTGTTGAACCGATTCCTTCATATAGCGTTCTGCTTCTTTCTGAAGGATTGATACTGGATACAAACGACCGTTACGATTCTGAATATTACCTTGCATAAAGATGCCTTCGATGAAGTAATCTTTTTTACCAGATTCTTTGGCTTCTGTTACATAACGTACGTTTTCTATTTGTTCACATATTAGTTTCATTTGACGAGTCCTTACTTATCGATAGTTGGCGTTTTTTGTAATTCAATCATCAAATAACCAGTAGTGCTATTAATTAGACCTACCGAACAGTTAGCGGTTGAATTCTTAATCAAAGCTGCACCACTGCCGGCAAAATCTAAATAACCTGAATCTGGTAATACTAAAATGGTATTAGCATTAAAAGTAGTATTTGGTGAACCAGAACTACCTAAACCGCGATTAACGATCCAATAAGAATTGCCACCGATGCCGGTTGAACCCCACCAAACTTGTGTTATTGCAGCGCCAGTAATAGTTTCATATACAGAACTATTACCAAATGAAATATTACTAACAGATGAATTGCCTGCAATAACAATGCAATCATTGGCGGTTACATGAACTACCGCAGATGATCCTGATCTATTAATCATAGTTGCCATAATTAATCACCTCTCTTAGCAGAATAGTATGCTGCTAAAGCTTGTTTCATACGTTCTTTCTTAGACTTACCAGCAAACTTGGGATTTTTTGAATGAACAAAATCTGAAACATAAGCTCCAGCACCCATTGAAGGGTTTAAGACTTCATCTACTTGAATTTCTTCTTTACGAAGCATCTTGAAGTCTTCGGCGTCTATTTTGCCATTATTATTTTTATCGAGCTTAGTTTGATTGCCAACTAGTGGCTTAGCTGATGGATTTTTGACTCCATAATTCTTTAGGCGATTAAAAAGCTTTTCAGTTGGGCTCTTTTTTCTTTTTGCTTCTTCAAGCTCTACACCTTCTGTCTCGAGTTCTTCGTATTGTTGAAGATACAATTTATTGGAAACCTTTGAGACGTATCCACCAGGCTTGTATCTTCTTTTTTCTTTTTCATTTTGAAATGTAGTTGAACGTTGTTTC